GGAGATAGATGAACTAGGTTGGTCATATGACCCATTCGAAGGTCATAGAGTTATCAAACAAGACTTCAATTACTATTTCAATGCAGACAAAGATTTATCAGACCTTAAACTAAAAGTAGAATATTTAACTGAATGTGTTGATGCTTTAAAAGAGATACTAAATATTATTACATGGAGACATCAATCAATAAAGAATGCAATTGATTGGTTAAAATTCACTAACCCAGCAGGTTAATATATTATGCCCTCATTTCTTCCAGAAGTATGTGTAGTTTTACCACAAGCAGTTCCACCAAGTATATGTGAAGAAATTATTGATATTGGAATGAATCACTATATTGAGTATGGTCAAATTGGTGGAAGTGAAAATGGACTTGAAGACCATCACACTAGAAAATCTGGTGTTGCATGGTTGGATAGAGAAGCAAAACTACAAGATGGACTTACAATTTTTGACCACATTACTCCACATATAAGACAAGTCAATGAAGAATATTTTAAATTTGATTTATCGTTTCATGAAACATATCAATTTACTTCATACAAACATGACCCAAATGCACCAGAGTTTTATAGTTGGCATTGTGATGGACACTTTGAACCATATACAGAAGAAGAATGTAAAGACGACCCTAATAAAGATGAACGAATAGGAACATACAGAAAACTTTCGTACAGTGTAAATCTTACACATCCAGATAAATACGAAGGTGGTCACTTTGAATGGACAGACCCATTTCAACAAAACCCACAAACCATGACACCAGATAATATAACATACAGAGCTCAACAAAGTGCAAGAGAACAGGGAAGTATAATCATATTTCCATCTTTTGTATATCACCAAGTTACACCAGTAACAAGAGGAATGAGACAATCATTAGTAGGATGGATAGCAGGGCCGACATTCAGATAACCAAAATCGACAATACTCATATAAAGGTAGATGCAGACGAGTCTATCAAAAGAGAGTTGTCAGATTATTTTACATTTGAAGTGCCTGGTGCGAGGTTTATGCCTGCATACAAAAAACGCATTTGGGATGGAAAGATTAGATTATTTTCACGACAAACAGGTAAAATATATGTCGGTTTGTTATCATACATAAAAGACTACGCAACTAAAAATAATATAAACATACATATAGATGAGGAGGTCGAAAATGACAGGAATATTATTCGTGAGGATGTTAGAAGATTCATCAAATCGTTACGACCCAAATCGAAAGGAAAAGAACTTGAAATTAGAGATTATCAAATTGATGCAGTATTCCACGCATTACGAAAGCATCGCTGTCTTCTTATTAGCCCTACTGCTAGTGGTAAGTCATTAATAATATATTCACTTATTAGATTTTACAATCTATTACTCAAAGATAAAAAGATACTCATACTTGTACCGACTACATCTCTGGTAGAACAAATGTATTCTGATTTTATAGATTATGGTTGGAGTGATGAACATCTGCACAGAATATACTCTGGTCATGAAAAAGTTACAGACAAACCTGTAATCATATCTACTTGGCAATCTCTGTACAAATTTCCTAAAAGTTATTTCAAAGATTTTGGTTGTGTTGTAGGAGATGAGGCCCACCTATTTAAATCTAAATCACTCACAAGTATATTGACAAAACTAGAGGATTGTAAATACAGGTTCGGTCTTACAGGAACACTTGACGGAACACTTACACACAGATTAGTGTTAGAAGGTCTATTTGGTTCTGTCAATAAAGTAACATCAACAAAAGATTTGATGGAAAAGAAAACACTTGCAAACCTAAACATAAAATGTATAGTGTTAAAACACCCAGAGGAAAATGGAAAAGAATTAAAAGGAGCTACATATGCAGAAGAAATCGACTATCTGGTACATAACAATGTTAGGAATAATTTTATTTGTAACCTTTGTGATACCCTCTCTGGTAATACTTTAGTATTATTTCAGTTAGTAGAAAAACATGGAATGGTTCTGCACTCTATGATGAAAGACTTTGATAGAAAAGTATTTTTTGTATATGGTGGAACAGACACACAGACAAGAGAAGATATTCGTGCAATAACAGAGAATGAAAAAAATGCAATCATCATTGCATCTTATGGTACGTTTAGTACAGGTATCAATATAAAAAATTTACACAACATTATATTTTCATCACCATCTAAAAGTAGAATACGAGTTCTACAAAGTATAGGTCGTGGACTACGAACATCAGAGAGTAAAACTAAAACAACTTTGTATGATATATCAGATGATGTTTCTTACAAGGCTTGGTCTAATTTTACACTATCACACTTTTATGAACGAATAAATATATACAATGAAGAAAACTTTAATTACAAAATAGACAAGGTAAAACTATGACCGATTATGCAATAGTAAAATTATCAAATGGTGAAAATATAATTTGCAGAGTTGTACAAAAAACAGACTCTGATATTACAGTACAATCACCTCTGAAAATGGAAAGTGTCAACAAGATAACACAAGCTGGTATATCTGAACATTTATCATTAGTTAGATGGTTGCAACCTTTTAGTGATGAGAAAAATTTTACAATAGAGAAAAATTCTGTTGTCGTGTCTACACCAGCATCTATTGGATTGAGTAAATATTACGAATATGTTTTAAGAGAACTAAATAAACTTCCTATTCAAAATCCTAAAGAAGAAGAGCTTAAGGAGATAGAAAAAGAACAAGAGGAAGAAATAGATTTATCGAAAGTGACTATACATTAATTGATACATAACAGATGTATTATACACACAGAATTTTATTATGTCAATACCAAACTTTTTTCTTGACAAGATACTAGATTTAGTGTATTATCGTGAGATAACCATATATTAATAAGGAGTAATTTATGGCGAGGAAGAAGGGTGTCCATTACGTTGACAATGCAAAATTTTTACAAGCAATGAAAGATTGGAAAGAACAATGCAAAGATGCAGAAGAGGCTGGTGATGAACCTCCAAGAATAAGTGATTATATAGGTGAGTGTTTTTTGAAGATTGCAAATGGTTTATCATTTAGACCTAACTTCATAAATTATACTTACAGACAAGAAATGATATCAGATGGTATAGAGAACTGTTTACAATATATACATAATTTTAATCCAGAGAAATCTAAAAATCCATTTGCATATTTTACACAGATAATATACTATGCATTTATCCGTAGAATACAGAAAGAGAAAAAACAAACTCATGTCAAACATAAGATGATAGAGAAACAATCTTATGAATATTTTACGACAATGGAAGGTGATGACACACCATATTCTGTTGGTGGGTTTGATGCGATTAATATGTTACCAGATGAAGCAGTATATAAACCAAAGAAGAAAGAACAATCAAGTAAGGCTGAGGGATTAGAAAATTTTATGGAGTCTAATGAGTGAAAATTGCATTATTAGCAGATACACATTTTGGTGCAAGAAACGACAATCTAAATTTTAACGAATACTTTTACAATTTCTATGAAGGTGTATTTTTTCCATACCTACATCAGAACAATATAAAACATTGTATTCACTTAGGTGATTTGATGGATAGAAGAAAGTATGCATCATATCGTATACTAAAAGATTTTAGAGAAAGATTTATACAACCATTTGTGCAACTAGAAATACAGTTACATATACTAGTTGGTAATCATGATATATATTTTAGAAATACAAATGACTTGAACTCTCTAAATGAACTTCTTGGTAATCGACATGATAATATACATCTGTACTCTGAAGCCCAAGAAGTAAACTTTGGTGGTAAACAAATATTGATGATGCCTTGGATTAATACTCAAAATGAGATTTACTCTTTTGGTATGATGGACGAATCAAAATCAGATACAATGATGGGTCATTTTGAGATTGCTGGTTTTGAAATGCATAGTGGTCATAAGTCTGAACATGGTCTTGATGTAAAAACATTTCAAAAGTTCGATACAGTTTTTAGTGGACACTATCACAAGAAGTCAGATGATGGTCAGATATATTATCTA